CGTTGAGCATCTCTGTAGTTATCAGTCTGTGGGAAGAATGGAACATTCAGCACAGATGGAGCAACTGCTGCTGCTTCAACCTTTCCTCTAAATGTCTTTACCCATTCGGATTCATCATCCATCAGTGGAGAATCTATTAGTGCTTTCTCAAGTAATTCTACCGCAGAAACGTGTTTAGGATTCTTCTCATCAAAATGAGTAAAGAAATTGTGTAAATCTATTTTCATAAGTCACTCCCTATATTCATTAATTTTATCTAGGACTCTGTTCAAATATTTATCTGCCAATCCTTTTGGATTGGAAGTCCAATGAATATTTTCATTATAGAGATCTCTTTTTATTTTTAATACTTCACATTTAATTATATCTTTAGTAAGTTTGCCCCTTGGCATATAACAAAAAAACTCTGCTCTTTATTTAGAGCAGAGTTGAGTATTATTGCTTATTATATCAAACAGGTGTTGGTTCTTTAACAGTTGATTTTACATACTCAAGAATTGCTTCTGGAGTTGTTGCTTCATAAGGATCAGTATCTGCATTGTCACGTTTACCTTCTTCAACCCAGAGTTTCTCGATAATTCTATCGTCTACCAGAGCAGCATATCTCCAAGAACGTTCACCAAAACCAAGATTGGTCTTGGCAACGAGTTGACCCATAGAACGAGTGAAGTAAGCATTGCCATCGGGAATGAGTTTTACATTTTGAATGTTTTGATCTTGTGCCCAAGCATTCATAACAAAGCCGTCATTAACAGAAATGCAGTAAATAGCATCAATGCCAAGGTCCCTAAATGCTCCATAGTTCTTCTCGAATCCTGGAAGTTGATAAGCACTACAAGTAGGAGTAAATGCCCCAGGAAGTGAGAATATCACTACACGTTTTCCATCAAAAAGATCATAAGAAGTGCGGGTTACGAACTCACCAGATTCACGAAATACAAACTCAACTTGGGGAATTTGATATCCTTCTTTACGCATAGTTACCTCCATCACCAAATTCCAGGAATTACTTGTCCAGTAACCAGATAAGAACCAACTGCTGCAACGAATCCAATCATTGCAGCACGTCCGTTCAGTCTTTCAGCAGCATCAGTAAAAATTTTGTTCATTTGATTTCTCCTAAATTAAAGGTTTTCTTCTTGTTCAGTTAGAATCACACAGTCACTAGTAGGATATGCCACACAAGTAAGCACCCAACCATCTGCCATTTGTTCATCATCAAGGAACGATTGTTCCTCATTATCCACTGTGCCACTAATTAATTTTCCAGCACAAGCAGAGCAAGCACCAGCACGGCAACTAGAAGGAAGATCAATACCTGCAAATTCAGCAGCATCAAGAATGTATTGATCTTCTGGACATTGAATAATTTGCTCAGTGCCATCAGGAGCACGAAGAGTAATATTAAAAGTCATAAGTTTCAATAAGTTTCACAAACTTTCTCTACAGCATAACTCAGGAGCACTAGAAATGCAACCCCTGTAGTGGTAAAAATTACTTCAGGCATCAGAAGATACCAAAGAAAAAGTTACCAGTTGCAGCATAAGAAATAATGCCAGCAACAAACCCCATCATTGCCCAACGACCATTGGTGCGTTCTTTAACTTGGTTAGGGGTAAGCATTCCATAATTCTCATAGTACATTACAGGTTCCTTTGCCCACATATTCATTTGACCATACTCATTGCTAGTTACCGTCATTTGGATTATTGCGAATTGTTACAGTAGTATATAGGTTTTGTAACGATTTGTCAAGGGGTTTTTTGAGTATAAATGCTTAGTTTGTTAGGATTCACTAACCAACCAATGGTTCCCAGAACCCATAATAATCATAATCCAACAGTTCATAGGGATCACTACAATGATATTGTTTCCAGTAATTCATTACACCATCAACATTTTGCTTGTGAAAAATTTCTATATGATCCTGATGTATTCCCGAATCAAAGTCATATCTATAAGTAAACAATGGCATTGAATACGTTCTTCCAGAATTATAGATAATCTCTTCAGATGTTGGTCTTGGTTTTATTTTCTGATCTAGTCTAAACTTATCTCCCCTACAATGTGCTTTAATAATTTTTTGTGCATGATGTCGGGTAATCACATAAAAGGCAGCACAGAAGTCATTAATCAATCTTGGGTGAAGATTCACTCTGAGATTCTTAGTGCTAGTAATAGAACATTGTAACACATCCCAATCATAGGGAGCATTTGCCATAAATCCTTTCCAAGTAAAAGGCCAATAAGGAACAGTATCAAATATAATATCATCTTCACATATAATAATATAATCTAAATCCGTATTTTCATAAAAATATTTTATTGCCTTTAGATGCGACATCGTGCAGGCAAGTTCCCCAGATGATATAAGTTGAGGCCACTTACCAGCAAGAAATTCACTTACATCACTATTTCCTCTTCCATCAAAAGCAGATATTCTAGTATGCTCAATATTATAGTAATTGAGCAATTCATTCATATGATATTGTCGATCAACTTCAGAATCAAGATTGATCCAAAGTATTGGACCAATCCCGTTAAGTTTTTTCTTAATAGTAGAGGTGTCAGTCATTATTTCAAATCTTTATATAGTTTAAATCCTTTATTTACACAATGCTCAAGATAATCAGACATCTCTCCAGTTTGACTATTTACGTGGAAGATTGCGTGTTTATCAGTCCCATACTGCATACCTTTTAGACTACTCCACATAGAAGTATCATTTGGAGGATGAGGAGCAACCCAAGTCTTTAGATCTGTATATTTTTGAAGCATATATGAAAAATGAATGTCTTCCCCGCACAACATTGTCCAAGGTTCATTATCTGGAAGTTCTCTCCAAAATACCGAAAGCAAATCTCTAGAGAAGAACCAACTATGTCCAACTATATCTACTTCAACTGGTTCTGGATTATTTCCCATACAATAAGACATATTGTCCCAACCATATCGAAGATATCTTCCGTCTGGTGCTTGGTCCAATTCATACCTAGAGTTTTTGAACCGAAGTCCAATGCCACCAAGAAGACCAGGATGAGTCTCATACGTGTTTAGACAATTTTCCAACCATTTGGACCCTGGAATAGTATCATCATCAAAGACACAAACATAATCAGTTCTAGCGTTTAGTGCATAAGCAAATCGTGCCCACACACCATAATTATAATTACTCAATGCAGAATTGAGTTGGCAATAGGTATCTTCATCATACGAAAATCCAGGTGCAGTATTTTGCCAATAAAATATTTCATTTACTGGTACTGTTTGTCGTCTAATTGCCTCTACCTGTTCTTTTAAATTATTTCTCTTAAACCCATTTAAAACTACAGTAATACTTTTGCTCATAATTTGTATATTCAGTAACTATTTTTTAATTTTATATTTAATTTTAAATAAAAGTTCTTTATTTTGATCAATTTGATGAGAAATATCTGAACTTAATTCTGGACGAGGAATTAAATTATGAGTTGTTAAAATATATTCCAACAAGTCATCATATTTTTCTTTCCCCATTTGCCAATGCAATTCTAATGCAATATATTTTACTTGGGTCAAATCTTTGTTATACAAGAAATTATACTCACTGGTTTCACAATCACATTTTAAATAATCAATTTTTCCACCGCACCTTTGCAGAATAGTTTCCAAGTCTACGGTTTTGCACTTTGCTACTGGTTCACCTCCCCAATGCTCATTAATGGAGTCCCCCTTAATTGCGTTACTTCCAGAATCCAAATTAAAGTGAGGAACCAAGTCTACCTCATCTAGACATTTATCTAGGACTGCTTCATTATATCCAACGACATTTGGATAGTTTTTTGACTTCTCCAAGCAGATTTCATAACAAGGTCCGTAAGGTTCATAAAAATGAACTGATGAAAAAATGTCAGCATATTTTTCAAAAAAGCATCCGACGTTAGAACCAACATCGACACAAATTCCTTCTTTTACATCATCTGGGACATAATATGCTCCCAGATTATACTCAGTTATAGATATAGTCATATATAAAATCCTATTAAATTATTTAAAGTTTGGACACGGACAAACAAGGTCTGAGTAGTAATTCCTGCCCAAATAATATGCCCTTGGATTTCCAGTATCAATCCAAGGATCTAACGTAGACCCCACGTCAAGATACGTATTTTTTTTATTTGTCTCCCAAAGTTTATAGCATAATATATTGGAAAGAGGACCAGCAGAAAATAAAAACAATCCATCTTGAATGCCTTCAGATTCAATCTCTTCAATCAAATCTAAATTATTAATCCAGGCATTATAATCAACTGGGTAAAATTTCTCAACTTTGAATGGAAGAGTCCTTATATTTGCTTCTTTATTTGCCACCAAATAAATTTTTTGAGTCTTAAAAAACTCAAGATAATTGTCAACAAAGAATGGATAATTTTTATTTACAAAAATATTTGCATATGTAATGTTGTCCGGGTTTTGCTTAGAAAACTCAGTCATTTCGACATAGCAAGGACAAATCGCAACATAATAATTATCATCAGAAAACTGCAATGATTCAGTTAAATATTTTCTTGCGATATTGAATTTATCATCACTTCCAGTAGTTGACCATTCAGTAATTCCTTTTTGAGGATTTACTCCACACTGTAATGGTCTACCAGTGATTGCTGCCCATTCACCATCACCATATCTACTAAGAGAGAACTTATCACCTCTTTGAAGTTTTTCATAGAAGAATGCTATTTCTTCTTGATAATTTTTATTCATATGATTATTTTATAGAGATTTATCACCCTTACGATGAACTAATATTATACCAACAATTGCAGGTACACTCAATATGTAGTAAAGAATCATTGAGGGTTTATTTTGATTCCATTTGATTCTTAATCCAATTATAAGTTTTCAGAATTCCTTCCTCAAGAGTTTGGGAATAATCCCATCCAAGTTCTCTACGAATCACATCATTATTAGAATTACGACCACGAACTCCAAGAGGAGCATCAAGTTTATGATTCTTCTCAACTTTTTTCCCAGACACCTTAGCAGCAGTATCTACAAGTTGATTGATAGTCACCATCTCTTCTGAACCAATATTTACAGGTCCAATGAAATCCGATTCCATCATTCTACGAGTTGCTTCAATACACTCATCAATATAGAGGAATGAACGTGTCTGCTTTCCATCTCCCCAGACTTCGATAGTTCCACCCTCTTCTGGAAGATATGCTACTTTACGACAAATTGCTGCGGGTGCCTTCTCTCTTCCACCCTCCCAAGTTCCTTCTGGTCCAAAGATATTATGATACCTAGCAACTCTAACAGGGATACCATAATTACGGTGGTAAGCAAAGTATAGACGTTCAGAGAAGAGTTTTTCCCATCCATACTCAGAATCTGGATTTGCAGGATATGCGGATTCTTCACGGCAGTCGGGATTATCTGGATCAAGTTGATTGTGTTCTGGATACATACATGCAGATCCAGAATAGAAAATTTTAGTCTTATTTACTCCTTTAAAATCATTAAGTTGACTTTGTGCCTCAAGAACATTAAGGTTAATAGTTGCTGAGTTGTGCATAATATCTGCATCATTCTCACCCGTGAAAACAAATCCAGCACCACCCATATCAGCAGCAAACTGATAGATCTCGTCAAAGGGTTGCAAGTATTGTGATGCAACAAAGTGATAAAAATTTCCAAGGTATCCCTTGAATTGAATCACTCTCTCGACAAAGTTCATATCTCTCAGGTCTCCCTGAATAAATTCATTTGCTTCGGTTTCAGAGAACTCAGGATGCTTAAGATCTACACCACGAACCCAATAACCTTCTGCTCGTAGTCTCTTTACCATATGGGATCCAATAAACCCACCAGCACCAAGAACAAGTGCTGTTTTCTTATAGTCACTCATAAACTATTTTAAACTCTTTTTATATATTATACTAAAAGAGGTGGGTTTATGCAACCCACCTCTGGTAACTCAGGCTCGCCACCAATTCTTTGACTGGAAATTGGAAACCAGGCGGGAGAGAGTCCCATCCGCACCAGCAAGAATTTTTAAAGTCCCTTATCTTGCGGGGACATAAGGGGTCATTTTGACTCCACCACTTAGTTTTAAGAAACTAAGAAAAGATGGGATAACTTTGATATTTCGGATATACCAAAGAACGCACATAAAAATAATACATCCCATAGTTTAAGTTTAATAGCAAAAGGTACTGTGAGTAATCCCCCAATAACTTTTAATGTTAAACCATACTTGAAATCTCCCCATAACATAGTTTGATAACCAATCATAAGGAGAAAGTTCCCAAGATATCTTAGGATACTTATTTTAGACATTAGGGGTTTGCTCCCGACCAGGGCTAGTTTTAAGTCATACCGAGACTATTTAACCATTCAGTCATCTTTCACATAAGCAGGAACACCATCAGGATCTAACCAACAGGTATAATCATGATCTTCCATAGCAGTCATGAGTTGCATTTCATTATCCAAAAGATACATGTCACGATACCTTCCAGTATAAGAATCTACCTTTTGAATACGATAATCAGGTTTTCCGTTGATTTCTAACATTCCCACCTGAACATAACGATATGGAAAACGTTCAAGAAGAACTTTTGGTTTCCTAACAACTTTCATCAAGCAACCTCTACGGTTTCAAGATCGCTGGCAACATACTCCATCAGAATTTCATAATCATCAAGAGGTTCTCCAGAAAATACCACTCCTTCATTTTCATAGAAGCGGCGGACCTTTTTATAAAGTTTCGGATTCTTTACATCAAGGTAGAACTCACCGTTAGCAGCGGCACGGAGGGTGCTAACATCTTTCTTGAATTTTGCGATCAGAGACATTGTTTTGTTTTGTTTGCTCTAGTATTATAAGGGTTGGAGAGTTTTGTGTCAAGTGTGCCAGTTGGGAAACTGGCAAGTCGGGCATAGAGGATTTGAACCTCTGGCCTTCCCGCCCCAAACGGGACGCGCTACCAAACTGCGCTAATGCCCGAAGTGTTCTATTTGATGACAATTTGCACAAAGAACTTCGCATTTATTTGCTTCTTCTTGTATTCGTTCTAGACTCATACTTTTCTTAAGCATATCTGCAACGTTATGTTCTTTATTACCATTATGATGGAATTGTAGTGCTCTATAATCACCATAACCACATCGATTACACTTAAGTGTTTTTTTCCATTCATAATACTCCGCTCGGATTTTTTTCTTACGGGGTATTTTTGTTTTAGAATAACAAGGAACACATAAATGTCTATAATATGTAGTTCCTTTTATTTTACCAGCTAGTGGAAAATCCGTCAATATATTTTCCACTCCACACGATTTACAAACTCTTGTTTTCATTTGGGAATACTATGTGTGCTCCCAAATATTTATAAGAGTTATTTAGTTCGGTGTATGATCATTATACCCAGTGCTGGAGCAATTGTCAAGCCGCACCCGATTATGAACAACCCTACTTGACTAGTCAATATAGATTCTACAATATGAAAAATCATTGTGGATATGCGTGATTAAGTGACCAAATAATCAATAATCCTATAATACCAAAAATAGTCATCGCATTATATATTGTATTATTCATCTTCGTCATCCTCGTAAGTAGATGGTTCCTCAAAAAGTTCATTCATCTTTTGTTCTAAAACTCTTTTCTGCAGTTCCTGCAAATCTTCGTCCGAAAACTTAAACACTAGTAATGGATCTCCCGCTCTAACATTATTTAACTCTGGATGTTTAACTTTAGGATTTTTTGAATATCCATAATGAGCATTCATAATCATCCATCCCTGGACAAACATCGTTACAGAAATAATTAAAAGTACAAACCACGGAACTAAAAAAATTAATTCAAAGTGATTTTGAGCCATGGAAGCAAAGGAGGAATTACTCCAATAAGTCTTAAAAGTCCCTCAGCAAATAAAGCAAGAACCACCCAACCAACGCACATACTAATGATAGAAGCATTACGGTTGTGTCGTCGTATTGCTGCATCAATCATCTCCTGAACTTCAGAAAGACTTACAAATTCATCTCCTGGTTCCATCATTTCTCATCTCCAAGAAATTTTGCCAGAGGATCTCTTCTAGTTTTTACAATTTCAACTGCTCTTCTATAGAACATATTATTTGTATTTCCAGATTGTTCAAATGTTGCCTTGATCTTTACCCAATTATCATAGGTATGTTGATCCATAGGGTTTTAAGTTGAATACTACTAGTTATGCTAGTCAGTAATTTCAACTTGTCAACTATGTGTTGGTTTCAAGAAACTGTTTAAGAGAATCTAAAATTTGTTATATTTCTAAACGGAAAGGGTGGGATTTGAACCCACGGTGCTACTAACACGGCAGTTTTCAAGACTGCTGCCATAAACCACTCGGCCACCTTTCCAGGTATGTTATAATATACTATATCTATTTAATTTTGTCAAGTGTTTATAAAGCCATCACGAAAAAGAATTGAATTTGAAAAACTTTTAAAAAAACTTGGTTATAATGATAGGAGTCCAATATTACCAATAGAAAAAAAGGAAGATTGGACTAAACAAACGAATTATATATGTAACAACAATGGTGCTTTATCAATATACACATACATCATACCATATAGTAACAAGAAATCTTATATCTATAATGAATTTTTAGATTTTTATGGTGAAGAAGATTTAGAAATAAAAATTAAAAATTTATCAAATAGAATTTTATTTGAAGAAAAAACTAGAATATTTGAAGTTGGTTGGGAAGTAAAATACAATCAAGATCCATCTATTTTTTCACTTGAAGAAAGAAAAAAAATTTTATTTCACTTTATAAAGCAAACATCCGAAATGATAACTTTTGGATGCTTTAACCTATATCCAAAGATTGGAGATATACTAGCAGCAAATCCAAGTGGAGTTAAAATAAATCAAGGATTTACCCAATCTTCTATTATTCTTGGAAAGCGACAAAGAACATCACTTGCAAAAAGATTTGGATTTGGAGATTTATACGATGATGATTTCGTATATGCTAGATATGATGAAAATTGTATTTTAAGACCTATCTAACCTCAAAGTCCAATTTACGAACTTTACGCTGACGCCTAGCCTCTTGCCAAGCAATATCTTCTTGAGTCAGAACATTTCTTTTTTTGTTATATTCTAGAGAATTTAACATAATAATCTTAGATAAATCCACCGATGAAATGACTCCACCACGAATGGTTGCCATATTTGGACAACCACAAGTTACAGTTTTACTAGGATGCCCCTCCAACTCTTTACCACAAGAGCGACATCTGATTCTTAAATTTTCCATCTTTCATTATTGAATAAATTATTTTTCAGTAAATGATCTTAAGAACCAGATAAATTTACCATGTGATTCATTAAGATCGTCAAGAAGATTTGTAGTTCCTCGTGACTTTAATTCTTCTGCAACTTCTGCCGCTTCAGAAAACATTTCTACAAGTTTTTTATGATCATCTAAAAGATCTTCAATCATCTCCATTTCGGAGAGTCCGCTTTTTGCTTCAGTCACTCTTGACACTTCAGCAACTCTTGACAAAGAACTAATAGGTTTTGCTCCAAGAAAACGAATATGCTCAGAGATTCTATCAATTTCCTCAAATAAAGAGGTATACTGCTCACCAAATAATGTATGAACTTGATAAAAATCAGGTCCAGTAACATGCCAATGATACACCCAGGTCTTCTGAAAAAGAACAAAAAGACTTGCTTGAGTATCAGAAAGAATCTTGAATAACTTTTCCATTATACCATTTTTAGGTATTTATATTATAAAGTGGGCGATACTGGATTTGAACCAGTGACCATCTCCGTGTAAAGGAGGCACTCTACCGCTGAGTTAATCGCCCAGTAAAATCAGGATTTATTCATAAGATATTCTACGGTATTTGCCACATCATTCATAGCATCACGAAGATCTGGTTGTTGTCCAGTTTCCTGTCTAACAATTGGGCGATGATCATCAGTGAGAGACCACCGCCACAGATTCATATCCTTACAATACCAGAGATTAATTTTCATTATTTTCCTCTTTCATTATATAGGATACATCAAAAAAGGGAGTTTGTCAACTCCCCATATCATCACTTACCGATACGATCAATAGCAATCCGTGCTCGGTTAAGAATAGAACCACTCAGAGGAACATAACCCAGATCATCAGCAATACTCTGTGCTTTAGAACTTAGAGCATACTTGAGAGCAGCACGAATATCATCTGCCTTCTCTCCATTACCAGTTTTGTATGCAAGAATCCAAGTCAGAGTAGAAATGGGATACGCATTTGCACCAGAAGGATTAGGATTCTCTCCAGCAAGATTGGCATCCAGAGTGATATTATTGAGAGCAACGGCACCAGAAGCAGCAGAAGGAAGAACGAACTTACCTGCCTTGTTTTGAATTGCTGCTGCTTGGAGTTTGTTTGCTTTTACAAATCCAGTATTTACATAACCAATGGCACCTGGAGTGTTCTTGACAGTTCCAGCAACACCTTCGTTACCTTTACCACCAACTCCAGTAGGCCATTTAACTGACTTACCTACACCAGGGACCCAACCACCAAAGGCATCAAGAGAATTTGTAAAAGCAAATGTAGTTCCAGAACCGTCAGAACGATAAACCACTTTCATAGGTCCAGCAGAACATCCAACTTGCTTCCAATCCTTAATGCGTCCAGAAAAGACATCCACAGTTTGTTTCTGTGTGAGTTTCAGGGTACATCCAGGTTTGTTGTAAGCAACAGCAATCGTTCCACCCACCATCGGGATTTGAACGAC